CCTATAGAAGGTACATTCCAGATTAAGGATAGAACTTATGTAAGTGGTGGTGACGAGTTTACATATCAAGAGGGTCAATACATGACTTATGACCCAAATGGTATTCCTAGATTAGCTAATGCTGGTGTAAATGAACCTACAAGAACTAAAGTAGCAGAGATTAAACCTCCTAGTGATTTAGCAGTAAAGTCTGCTGAGTCAGCTATGATGTTGGTTTTAACTGATGGTTCTAATCCTGAGATGAATAAGCTTTATCAAAATGTAATTAAAGGTAAAGGACGAACTGCAACTGACCCTCAAAATACTACAAAGAATTATGGTGTTAAAGTTGCTTATGCAGCTAACCATATTAGAGGACAAGTAAAAGATTATAACTTAAATATAGCAGAGGGAGATATTGATTATCTTGCAGCTATGTATGTACTAGGTCAAATCAATGAAGGCTATCAAGATTCTATATCTAAAAATCCAACACATGATAGTACATTTCAACAGTTATTAATGAATAATCCTAATACTACTCCTGATTTATTTCATTTAATGAACGTAGCTAAACTAAATACTGTAGGTAGTAATGGTGAATTAAATTTACTAATTCAAATACCTAATATAATTAGAGATATTAGAGGTAGTGGTCAATATACTGAATCAGAACAAGAAAATAGATTTAGAGAAATTATTATTGATTTACAAGCAACTGTTGTAGGGGAAGGTAGAAACTTTACAGGAACAGCATTAGAAAATCTACCAGAGCATATAAATAAGTTTGAAGGTACTAATGAAGAAAAAGTTTTACAGTATGAACTAGAGCAAATTAATCAAATAAATAGATTCTTCCCTCCAGAACTTAGATACGTAGACCCTAAGTATAATGGGATTATAGAAAAGTTTGGTACTACAGGAGAAACACCAGAGGTAATAGAAGAGCCTATGGAAGTAGATACTACTACTGAAAATCCAACACCAACTCCAACTCCTGAGCCTGTAGAAGAAGAAAGAGAACTTACATTCTTTGCTAATAATAGAGTAAATAAATTACAGAAAGCTATTGATAACATAGAAGCAGGTAAGTTTAATTCTTATAACAGCTCAGAGTTTAGAAAATTTGTAAAAAGTAAGGGTGGTACATTATTCGGTAAAAATAAAATATCTGAAGAACGTGAACTAGCTCTAATGAAAGATTATCTTCAAAGTCTATTAGACGACCCTGATAATTATAAAAAACCACCTACACCTCCAACTAGAAATAGAAACAGGAATAAGTAATGGCAAACTTTAATTACTCTCCTAGTTTTTCCAGGAGAAATATAGAAAGTACTCCTATCCAACAATATGATTTAAATGATTTAGAGTCTGACAAAGAGTTTCAAGCAGTCTCTGAAAGATTCTTAGGTTCTATTGGTGAAGATGGAGATATTTTTGAGTATCTAAGAGATTCTGATTTTAACCTTACATCAGCTATGAAACGATATGCTGACTCTGGTAAGTTTACTGACCAGCAAAAAAAAGATTATGCATATCTTAGAACTATGTTTGATGGTGCAGATATAGGAAGTACAGGACAGTTTCTTGAGTTAGTTAAAGATGGAGTGGTAGATATGGTTACTGACCCTACACTTATTGCTGCTGCTTTATTTACTCCTTTTACAGGAGGAGGCACATTAGCTACTAGAGCTACAGTAGGTAAGGGAGCTGCTCATGGTTTAAAAATGTTAGGCCAGGCTAATAAAGGAGCTTTAAATAAAACACAACTTAGAAAAGCTATCGCTGATGGCACACTAGAAGAAGCTGCAAAGACTGCAACAAAAGTAGCAGGTGGTATAGGTGCGATAGAAGCTGGTGGCTGGATGGGTTTACATAACCATGCTAACCAGAACATTGAAATAAATACAGGATTAAGAAGAGCTTACTCAGCAAAAGAATTAGTAGGCTCAACGGCTGCTGGTGTTTTACTAGGTGGTGTTGTTGGTTATGGTGGACAGAAGTGGAGTAATTTTTCTAATCCAGTTTTACAAATAAATAATAAACCTAAAGTCTATAGAGACGATAGTCTTTTAGATAATGCTAGATTAAAGTTTAATAAGGCCTGGGACAATACTGTAGGCAGACTTATATTAGGTAATGCTGCTCAACTAAGAACTTTAGAAAAACAAGGAGTTCAATATGCATCTTACTTCAGAGGTTTATTAGACCATGATTCTCAATTAGGTATAGGTAAGAGAAGTAACAAAGCTGTCAACTGGAGTTTTCCTGAACTATTAAATGCTAGACGAGGCAACTATATGTTCATGGATGAGGGACAGCGACTAGGGTTCTGGAAGACTATAGAGCCTATAGCTCCTGATGGGGTTATGATGCAGGCTGATGAGATAGCTATTATTAGATTCTTAAGAGGAAATACCAAAGCATTAAATGGTAGAAGTAAAGAAGTAAAAGCAGTAGCAAAAGATTTAAGAAAATGGTTTGATGGTATAGCTAAAGATGCTCAAGAGGCAGGTTTTGGTGATATTAGAATAGAAAATTATTTTCCAAGAGAATGGAACAGACAAGCTATAAAAGATAATAGAGAAGAGTTTGTTGCACAATTATCTAATGATTTAAAAATACCACAAAAAGAAGCAAGTGAAATTGCAGATGGTATGTTGAACATTAATAATGAGTTATATGCTAGCCATGCTAATTTACTTACACATGGTAGAAAATTAAAGCTAGATGATAATGCTTATGAAAAATATTTAACCAATGAGTTAATACCTGTTAGTGCTACTTATGGCTTAAATGCTGCTAATTCTATACAAACTAAAATAAGTTTTTTAGGTGGTGCTAAATCTAATACAAAAGTTGTAAAGAAAAAAGATATAGAAGGTAAAGACGTATTAACATTTGAAAGTCTACGAAGAAATAACATAGATGATTTTATAGCGACTCATGTAGACCCTTTAGATGAAGACGTATTTAAAACTTTAGGTAGACGTTTAACACCTACAGAAAGAAAGGACATGATAGAATCTTTCAAGTCTGTTACAGGTGCAGTAAATTTTTTTGAAGGACAAATAAAACAAGGTGCATACGATACTCTTAAACTTGCTAATGCTATGGCTTACCTGCCTTTAGCTACGGTCTCTTCTTTCTCAGAAGGTTTGATAGCAGCTTCTAGAGTATCAGGAAAGCAGTCTGTAAAAAACTTTCAGTACCAATTAGAAAATGGTATGCAATTTTTAACATCAGATTTAAAAAGTTTGTTAAAAGAAAGGAGAGGCCTATCAGAAGTTGTAGCTAACAGAGAAGCTAACAGAGTTTACTTAGCTGTAGATGACGTGCAAGCAGATTTAACAAATAGATTAGCTGGTGATGGATTACAAAATGCAGCTTTGCAAAGAGGAGCTAGAGTATTTTACAAAGCTAACTTACTATTACCTTGGACAAAAACTATTGAGCTTGCAGCTTTTAACACAGGTAGAGATATAGTTGAAGAGTCATTAGTTCAATTAAGTAAACTGCAAAAAGCTGGAGTAAAAATATTTGATGATGTTGATACTTTTGTAAACTCAACAACAGGTAAAGATAAAGACATACTTAAACAACTAGATAGTATGGATGGAGTTTGGGCTGGTAAAGGTAATCTTTATAAAAGAACAAACTATCTAAAAGAACAAATACAAGACATGGGTATAAGTGTCAAAGAAGGACTAGACTGGTTAGAGTCTGGGGCAAAAAGAAATAGTGACTTTTGGACAAAAGATATGTCTATGGCTGGTGGTAGATTTGCAAGAAGTATAATTCTACCTACATCTAGAGAATTTTCTAAAGTTCCTAGGTATATGACTAATCCTAAATGGGATATATTTACACAGTTTTTGAGATACCCTACAGCATTTAGTAATACTGTATTGAAAAACTTTGCTAGAGATACTTTAAATAGTCCTGCAATGTCAGCTCCAAGATTTGCTGGTTTTGTAGCAGGTGCAACAGCTATTGCAAGAGGTACTAATTACTGGAGAAGTAGTCCAGACCAGCAAGCAAGGTATGACCAGTTTGCAAGAAAGCCAGGGACTGATGTACCAGGTAAAATTTTTGATGCTTTTGTAGCTAGAAGTGCAGAAGAAAACCTTAGAGCTTTTCAAAGAGTAGGTTTACTAGGCCCAATAGAATATGGTCTAAGATTTGCAGATGCTTATAGAGCAAATCCAAATCCTTTAGTAGCTATATCAAGTTTAGGTGGGCCAGTTATGGGTGACATCACAGGCTCTACACTTTACAACAGAGGCTTGTTTGAAACGTTAGCAAGAAAAACTCCTTTGATAGGTATTAGACATCCATTAAAACGATATACAGGATTTGACCCTTTTGAACCAATTATTGAGGGTGGTAAATTTTTAGATGAAGAAGCTAGATACCAACTACAACAAGGTATTGAAGACGTATTACCACCAAGAGTAGGTTATAAAAAAGGTGGAGTAGTAAAAGATGCTTTTAAAGAAGTAGGTCGTATGCAATATAACCAAGGAAACATTGTAGAAGACCCAAGCCCTGTTGATATTACAGTACAAAGTTTATTAGGTAAGTATAGAACTCAAGATGAAAAGCAATATAAAAAAGATGGTAAAGGTGAATTTGTTTTAGATAAAAATGGAGAGATGATTCATACTCATAATGCTTTAGTTAATAAAGAACCAGATAAATATGTTTTACACATGGTTGATGCATTGAAAAGAGCAGGACATCCGTTTCCTGAAATCGTAGCAGTTCAATCAGGTTTTGAAAGTAGATATGGTGCTAGTGATTTAGCTAGGCAACATAACAATATCTTTGGTGTTAAAGATTTTGACAATGGTGTAATGATGCCTACAAAAGAACTAAATGAAAAGACTGGTAAGTTAGAAGATAGTATTGAACCTTTTGCTGTATATAAAAATATAGACGGAGCAGTTCAAGGATATATGGACTTTGTAGGTAAATCACGATATGCCGAAGCTTTAAATGCAAAAGATGAAAGAGGTTACATAGAAGGCTTAAAAAAAGGTGGATATGCAACTGACCCTAATTACATAGATAAAATTTATAATAGATATGAGGAAC